GTTGTTCTGACACCGGCCTCGGCACGGGTATGCCGTCGATTTCGCTGACGGATGCCGCCAGCATCGCGACGCCCAGCCAAGCCTGATTGTCGGCCAATACTGGGCCAGCCGCTTTGAGTACACGCAACTTATCTAGCGCGGTCAGCTTACGCGCCACGACTACACGACCATCGCTGGCAGTCGCGGTAAAGCACTGATTCGCCGCGTTTAGGACATTGTCGGTCGGGGTCATCAGATCCTCCGGCGGGTTGCCGCGAAGAATTCGAGTTTTTGCTTCACGGCGGCGTCGCCGCGCCATGTGCCGGAACTTGCGAGCCGGAAAGACACCCCGTCATATTGGTAGGTCGAGAGAGACCCATCGGGTTCGGTGATGTATTGGTACATCGTGCCGCTGGAGGGGCCGGCACCGCTATAGTACTGCTGCTCGGCCGCCGCGATGAAGTCGTCGACGACCGAATTGCCGCGGTCCAGCTCGAAGCTTCCCCCCCAGCCTTTGGGCAGCTCGGCTCCCATTTGGGTGCCGTCCATGCGACTGACCCGAACGGACTGGGTCAGTTGGTGGCTCTCGAAAGATGTGACGTAAGACAGGTCGACCCGCCCAGATGGGCCCATGACGACCAGCTGAGTGTCCCGACCGACAGAAAAGGCTGTAAATGACATCAGATATCCCCGTTACGCTGGCTGACCGGTGGGCAGGGTTTGCGTGGAAACGCTGACGGTCTGCCCGCCTTCCAAGTTGATTAGGAAGATTTCGTTGATGGCCTGATATTGGACCTGAATATCGGCCTGCACGTAGCCGAGGCCCGTCCGCGACGCCGGGTTGTTGGACGCGTCGCAAATCACACTGAAAGGCAGTGCATTCGTCACGCTGCCGAGCAGGTTCTGGTTCAGCATATTTTGCAGGAACGACAGAAGAGTCGCGCGTATCTGACGCAAGAGGCTGGCGTTAATGACCCGACCGACATACAGACCCATGCCGGCAGCCAAGGTCGCTGCGATGTAATTCGTCAGCCTTGTGTAATTGTCGCCGTTGATTGTCACATTGGACGACGAGTTACGGCCGCCGCGTACCCCCCAAAAGCTGCCTGCCGGCTGCGGATTACTTATCAAGTCGATACCCGCGCTCAGCAGGGCAGAGATATCGGCGACAGAATAAGCGGCGTTGCGGCTGGTATTCGGGGTTCCGGAATGTTGGCTCCCAAGAACGCCATATAACGGCTTGTTCAGACTGGACTGCTCGGGCGACAGGTTGGACAAGCGTCCAGCCACGAACCCCTGGGGGGAGACCAAACGAACCGTCGCGTTGGTTTGATCGGACCACCAGATCCAATCCCCGAACATCAGCTTCGCGGCGTAGGAATCCAGACCGGCTGCATGCTTGACGGTGATGGCATTTTGGATCGTGTCACCCGGCGGGCCGGTAAGGACCATGTAGACGCCTTCCTGCAAGCCGAAGGACGCCTGTATGGTCCATTGCGTTGCGTCGTAGGTATCCGCGACCAGGCCAATTCCACAGCCTTGTCCGCGAAGGGCGTAAAGGCCCGTCCGGACGGAACCGTCCTGTCCGATCAGCTGCGATGCGGAAACAGCTGCGGTCCCGTCGGACCCTGCGACGGTGGTGCCTAGCGTCAGGGTGAAACCGGTTGGGCTCACGGTAGCACCACCGGCATTGACGGTAATTAGGCGCGATGGTCCACGTTGCGGCCCCTGGCCGCTATTCACCGCCGTCGCCAGATTGGTCCAGAAGGTCGCGCCGGCACCCGAAATATTGTCGTATAGTTCGGGGCGGTTGCCCGGAAGGCCTACCAACAATTGCCACGTCGCAGCCTTGGAACCAGGCTGCAGAGTCACCGTAATAGCGTTTCCCAATGACCCCGTGCAGATCGCGGTGAACGTCACGGTGCTGCCGGTCGGGCTGCTCTGTGCCGCGGTGTCGCTGCCGTCAGTCACGCGAACGCAGCGGAAATCCTGTGCGCCCTGCTGCACGGCCGTGGCAACATGGGTCCCCATATCGAATTGGCGCGCGACGACGGGCCCGAAGCTCGCGTTGTAGTCCGCCATGGTGGAAACGATCACGGGCTGCCCCACGGGCCCCCAGGATGCGGTCCCGACCACCCCGACGATATTTGTCGGGACTCCATTCAATACGAGGTTTTGAGGGGGAACAATCTGCACGTACAGATCGGGTACGATCAGAGCCGTGGTGTTGATTGCCCCTTGCTGGACAATTGGCATTGTTTACCGCCTTGTTTCTGAAATCATGACGCGGTGGCGATCCACCATTAGGAATTACACGCTAACGTCGATGGCGTTGAGAGCCAAGTCGCCGAAAAGCATCGCTGGGGCCGACACGGATAGGATGGTGGGATATTCCACGGCGTAAATCAGATCGCGCCGATACAGAGCCGCGTTTTGCGATTGATCGAACACCGTCGTGTTTTTGTAGGCGATGTGCGCTTGGCTCGAGTCCGGCAAAGCGAAGAAAACCCGACTGGCCAGAGCGACGTCGATCATCGACGCCACGTTGTCCCGAAGCGCAGGGGTCGGACACCAGCAGCTAATCCGAACATCGCGGTTCTGCCGCCGGACTTCCCGAGCGGTAGGACTATCGGCGACGACTCGGGCGATAATGCTCGACGCACCCGGGAGAGTTAACGTCGCCCCAGCCAGGTGCACGATCTGTCTCGCGCGGATGAGAACCGCAAGGTTCGCGGCAACGGTACTGGGGGTGTCGCCGGCTACAGTGCGGTATACGAAGGGACGATTGGCTGAGAGTATGCCCGCGACCTGACCGACGTCCGCAGTTCCGGAGAAATTGACCGTGTTTCCGGCGGCCGATACCGACAATGCGGGGACGGTCGGGGTATCGAACCATTCGGATGCGTACCGGGTCAGGGTTTGTCCCGGTGCGCTGTCGGGAAAGACAGTGACATTAACTTTGTTGGCCTTCAAATCGGCATCCAACGCAGCCGGCGTGGGCCAGCCTCGATAGATCCTGCAATCGACGCCGAGCGCGTTCGTCGCAGTCAGGCCGTCGGGATAAAGAGCCTTGGTTGCCAAGCCTACCAAGGCCGCTTCGACATCCGCCAAATCCGCCATCAGGTCGATGCCTGTTTCGCTGTTATGCGCCAACCCATGTCAGTCAATTCGGCCGCGCCGATCATGGCATCGCGGCCGAGATCGTCGGTGATCGAATCATTGACCTGAAGGACGATCCCAGCGACTTGGGGTAAAAGTATCGATAAATACGGTACCGACACATCGCTCGGCAATGCCGCGGTAGGGCTGCCAACGCTTTGAACACCTAGGACGCTGGCGGGCCAATTTTCCATAAGCACGGCATTGTGACCTTCGATGACGCCACCATAGCCATTCTCACCGACCAGACCCGCAGGGATCGCCCGTGTGATCGTCAAACGGCGATTGGTCTGCACGCACAGCGGTTGGGCAAGATTCAATTGCGCGGCAATGAAATAGGTTCCTTCCGGCTGAACCAGGTAGTCGCCGACCCGTGTGTAGGCAGCGTCGAAAATGCCGTGCCATAACGGATCGCCATACAGATTGCCTCGCAAAAACCGCCCCGACTTTGGGGTAAAAGCCGCGTGCAGTCGCAGAATGCGATTTTCCAGCGCGAGGGGGTTACGAACATCGCGGGGGCGGAAAAGGTCGGTTGGGATCCCCATCGTCCGAGCGGCGATGTTCATCCCCCAACGGGACCGGTCCAAAAGGGTGGCCCGGTCCATGTCAGACGACCACCCAGCTTGTCTTGTCCGGGAAATACGGACCCGGCCGGACTCCCAAAAACGCGCATAGGCGTCTTCGCCATTCGTCGAACAGCATGAGACGGTCCTGCTGCTCGGAGCGGTTGCGGGTCCATACGGCCGCTTGATCCGTGTCCAGGCTGTCGCCAGACCGCGGAACCGCCAACTCAAGGTTCAACAAAGTCGCTAGGTAGGTTCGCGCGATACGAAGCTCCTGATCGTTCAAACGGTTCATGCGGGTTTCGAGCTGACCGAACTGCTGATAAAGGAACCAAGATTCGCCACCCGTCCCGGCGACGGCCTGGATCGGGTAGCCGCAATGACGTCGTACGTCGGATTTTTCCGCGTCCGTAAGGGGCACCATGTCAGCCATCCATCGCCGGTTCGGGTATGTACGCTAGCCGATATGTTCGATCATGACGGCCCGTTTGAACGCCGCGTTTGTGGCTGTCGGGACCGTGGTGGGAGTCGTGGTGGTGTCCGACGGCGTGCAGTAGCCCCCGATCCAATACCAGGACTGGGCGATAATCTGCTGTAGCCGGTCGATCGGCTCGCGGGTGACCATGGCGATACCGTCGACCATCGATACGATCGAGTCTGCCGGTGCAACGTCCTGCGCGGCCATGCCCGCAAACCCGCCTTCGATCAAAGCGCCTTGTCCACAGACGATGGGACGGCGGACAAGTGCGCCGGCGATCGTGGGATGGGCGGTGACGTAGGCTTCGTTCGTGGTCACGAACCGCAGACCGAGGAATTCGTTTACCATGCCGCGCCGGAAGACCAGATTGGCCGAGGTCGCGCCTTGATAGAGCAGCTTAAAATCGGCGTCCATGAACAGCTGGCGCGCGGACATGGGGTCGAGGTAGCAGTTGTAGGCGCCATCGATGTCGGGGACGGCATTCAGACGCAGCTTGGCAACGGCGTCCAGTAGGGCCGCCATGGTCAGGGTATCGGTGGTCTGAATGAGCGATGTGTTCGCACGCTGATTGGGTCGAGCCATCGAGCAGGCCGTCGACGCGGTCACGGTGTTTCCTGCGGTCCCATCGCCAACAGTGACGTTAGTCGACAACGTCAGCACGCCTGAAATGCCGTTCGGTGCCGTGGAAGCGCTTGTCGCATCGGCGGAGACCGCGACCGCGGTGTAGACGTTAGAGCCGATCGTGACTGTCAGCGTATTGGTGGTGCTGATAGGCTGCTGAACGCCGTTCACGAAGACGTTTTGGAACCCGCGAATGTCGTCGACAGCCACGGCGGGGCCGGCTGCGGACAGCGTGGTCCGGACACGGGTGTTGCCGCCGAAATACGCGTTGTACAGCGCATTCCGAGCCAGTTCGTCGAGGCTGCGGGCGGCTTGCTCGCCGTTGACATAGGCGTTCTGGAGGAACTGGGACGCGATGCCGACACGACTGGTCACCATGTTCAGGTCGGTCGTGGCCGCATAGTGGTTGATGCTCAGCGTAAACTGCTCGACGCCCCAACCGGTCGGCGTCAGACCATTGTCGAGGTTTGTGTTGGTCGAGGGTGCCAACGGCGAGGTGACGGTAGGCTTCAGGCCGGCCCGTGTCTTCGTGAGAGTTTCACCGATACCAACGGCAACCGACACGCGATCCGCGCAGGAACGATAGCCCAGCCGCGACTTGAGAGCCTGCTGAAACTCCCGTTCCAGGAAGCCCTGCTGAATGATCGGCTGAAGCGCGGCGGGGAAATTTTGAATGCCCATACTTAAGTCCTTGGAATGTTATGCGTGGAATTCGGATGTTATGGCCGGTAGCGAAGAAGGGCCTCACGCGCGGCCTTGTATTCCGCGTCGGTCATCTCTGTTGCCGATTTTTGACGGGGCGGCTGCGCGGGTGGCGCACCGCCGGGCGCGGAGGTCGAGGGACGGCCGAACAGCCAGGGTTTGTCCTTGCGGGTTTTTTCCATCAAAGCCGCGGCGCCGCTGACCTCGCCCTCCTCATTAACCGTGATCTTGGTGAGATCGAGCAGCTTCAAACCATCGAGATCGACCATACCAGCCTGCGACGCCATCGCCTGCAGATGAGCTTTCACTATACCGCTCTCGGCTTTCTGTTTAACCTGTACAAGTTCGCGTTCTAGTTGCTCGCATCGGGCGCGCAACTCCTGCACGGGGTCCTCGACGACATCCGCGGTTTCGGTATTTTCTGACATCATCGCTCTCTTTGATATGATTCGGTTGCAATGCGGCTCAGTTCGCCCGGGATATCTTCGATGTCGTATGTGGGGGCGAGCGTTTTAACAGCCGTTTCCCTACTCATATGACCAGCGGCAGCCAAGGTCGAAAGCGTCTGCGCGTCCCTCTGACGGTCCTCAGAAGAAGGAGGATACCAGTCTGGCCAGCGCAGGGACAACGGTGCCGAGGGATCGAGGGGGCCGAGCCGTTCGCCCGCGATGGAGAGGGTGTATTTTCGCGACGCCATCACGACCATACGCAACAGGCGTAGCAAAGCGCCCTCGCCGTAGGTTATTCGCAAACTGTCGGTGAGCCACAGGAGTCCCTGGTTGAGCATTTCCAGAGCGCGTCCGGATTGTGCCGCAGACAGTCGATCCGGGTTCGCGCGATTGCCGTGCACGCTTTCCAGGGCGAGTTCGCGCAACATCCGCACATATTCGATGACAGCGGCCGAAGCAGTCCCGCCTATTTCCAGCAGGCGGGCATCGCCTTTTTCACTGACGATCAGGGCGTTGCCGGCGCCTTTCACAATCTCCCGATCCGAACTGGCGGGTTCTTTGATCAACAGCGTGGGGTCGCTGCTGTATTTCAGGCCGCGGCCGGCCTGACTAAGCTGGTAGTCGATTTCGATTTGTGTTTCGATGGCAGCTCTGAACGTACAGGCGCCATCGTTCGGATCGCCGGTAACCGAAAAGCCAGGCAAGTTGCGTATCCAGACGATCGGGACAAATCCTAGGCCGTGACGCACCGTTCTCGCGGTATCTATCTCCTGCACAGGGGGACCGAGCGCGGGCGCTGGGAGGAACCAAGTTTCCGAGTCTGAATCCCAACTGCGGACAAACCAGTAGTCCTGGTCAAGATCGTCGATATTGTAACCGTTAGACGCCAGGGCGTGCCCGCGGACCTTGTAGCGCTCGGTGACCGATAGCAGCTCGTCGGGCGCCTCGGGGTCCCATGTGGGGGTTAAGTAGAGGGTATCGAGATAGTTGAAGAACACGCGGCCCCGCAGAACGCGCATCAATACGGCGGCCGATCCGATCGCCCCCCGCATCGCGACTTCGGTCATTGTCAGATTGAGGTGCGTTTCCTTCACCAGGCCGGCCAAAGCGTCGCGCGTTCCAGCGTCCGGACAGTCGATCGCCGGAAAATGACCTTCGCTGAACAGCAACGATACACTGTCTTCGACGACCAACCGGCAGAGCGGGTAACGGACGCTGGGACGCCTCATACGCAGCGGGATGTATTCGCCCCCGGGACCCCGTTCGTCGTTAAAGGAATATGGGAGGACATCGTAAAATTTACCGGTCAGGACGCGGTTCAGAATATCCAACGTCCGCGTGCGGTCTGGATAGGTGCTGTCCCGCGGAACCAGAGCGCTGATCGTATCGAACATTTTTTCCCCACAAATTTTCTATCTGGACAGGAAGGAAAGATCGACCGACCGGGTCGCGGGCGCCAGATTGATCAACGTCGTGAAGGCACGAACCAGGGCGTCGACCTGATCGTCTTTCGCGCTAAACGGAAATTCACGAAGCTCTTCGAGGAATGCACGATTCCATCCGGCTTTCACGATGGAGATATTGCCGGCTTCAATTTGCGACGACAGAGGTTGGGCGCGGAGTACTTTCGACCCCGTCTCCCGCGTTGCGACGACATGATAGCCAGCCAAGAGACCGGTGTAATGGGCCACCTGACCTTTGCCGGCCTGACCGGGGTCCTCCGGAATACCGATATGGACCGAGG